TAAACCATTCTAAATCAGTTCTATCTACTAAGAAATCTGGTTCGTTTACACCAATTGGGAACGATTCTATAAGTGCTGATGTATCACCTGATGAAGTTAGAGTTACTTTGTGGTTATCATCAGTAGAAGATGAGTATATTAATGCAGTTGCATATACATCATTGATACCATTTTTCCAAACACCCATTCTCCCATATCCACCTGCGGTAGTTCCTTCAGTATTAAATGCTGATTGAGTAGCAGGTCCATCTGTCATCAATGGGAAGAAGCTTGATTTATCTTCTAATGATGATGTGATATTCTCAGGGAATAATCCGTATCCATCAATAGCACAAAATACATCAGAAACTATGTGAGAACCTGTTGTAAATGCCGTTGAACCTGATGCAATATATTGTGGATAGAACTCAGCCTTTAAATAAACCGCATTAGATTCATTCTCCTGAAGTTTCTCCGTTAGAGTGGAGTTGATTATCTTAGATACATCAAAGATTCCGTAATCGGAAGTATTTGGATATTTTGTAAGTGTATAATCTACACTGCCACTTACCAATATTGAACCAGTCCAATAAGTTAACTCAGCCACATATTGAAATGATGAACTAAGTAACATATTTGGGTCGTTCTGATTCACCGAAAATATAATAGGCGATTGAGCCAAAGATGATGATGCTGGTGTTTGATTTATTGATATAGTTCCGGGCATTGTTTAATTCTTTATATTTTAACCATTATCTTTGTAAATCTATTGAAGGACTAGGATACTTCGAATCCTGCAGTTTTCCATTTCGAATCCATTGTACCTACATAATCCAATACTACATCATCAACTTTATCTTCAATGAACTCATCAAAGACTTTAATAAACGTACTATCTTCAGTAGCAATTTCAGCAAAAGGCCTAGCTTTCATTTTAGATGTACCATAGTGTACATAGGTACCATAATCTGCTCCTGTTGGAGCTATATCCAATACGAATGTATATTGTACACCATTGGTTAGTTTATTCTCTCTACCTATCTTATCAGGACTATTCTGAGGAGATGTTACAAACTTTGAAAGTAAGTTACCAGTAGCAAAGGCTTTAGATGATAGGGTTTTGTACCCATTATAAGATACACCAGGGTAAATTGCTTTACCTGCTGCTTTCTTATACGCCTTTGCTACATCACTTAATGTTTTCATATGTTAACAAGTTGGTGGTGTATTCGCAATACCAAATCCACCTAAATCAATTATACCAACCGCACATATTACTGTTTGAAGGCCTGTATAAGATTGATATTCACCATTTGAATCAATGTAAGTTACAGTTGAACTTCCTAATGAAATTAAAGAATAGTTGTATGTAATATTTGTATCATCACAATCGGTAAACCATTTGTAATTTATATATCCACCATCGTAAGTTATAAATTCAGTTGGAGTTACATTATCAAAATCCAACTCTTCAGTTTCAATACTTTCTAAACCTACAATGTTGTAAGTTGCGTAATCTCCTTCGATACCATTTGTCCAAAATGAGCCGCTAGCTTCAGGAGGTGCTTCGTTAAATGTTACATAATAAGATGCTGATGTTGCACAACTCTCAATTTTGTATGCTGATATATTATCAGATGGATTCAAATCAAATAAACAAATGTTTCTATCGTTATGTACTCTCAAAGTAAAATCAGCCGTCCATCCAGCTAATCCGTTATCGAAATCTTGCTTAAAGGCTGTACAACTTACTGTACCATTAACTTCAAATCCTTCTTCCTTTCTATCAGTAAAAGAAATCAAATCATTTAAGATAGAAAGTGTGTTAGCATGAATATCAACAGTATCATCAACACCTTCAAACTCTATCGTTTGTACGTTATGTGAACCTGATGATTCGTTACCCTTTAACTTTGTTTTATCTGCTACTACAATCTGAACACCATAATCCGTAGATTTACCATCAAATGTTGCATTAGTAATGATTACGTTTCCTAAAGGATACTGAGGGAACTCAAATGTATCGATAGAAAATACATCACCTTGCGTTACATACTTAATCGAAGGGTGATTCTTCATTATCATTTTAAGATAATTCAGAACGTTGTAGTATAATGTGTAATTAGTTCCGTTGCTCATATGTTATAGTTCTATTCCACCAAAGTATTGGTTTGACTGGTCTGGGTATATTTGAGTTGCGTTTCCGATTGATTGTAAGAACTCAGGTATTTGTACTGAATATGCAATTAGATAATCTTGCAAACGAGTTGCGTAGTAATCAGCGTTGTTTAAGGCTTTACTCAATAGATAATCAATCTCATTTTTACCCGGTGAGATTGAACTTTCTGATTGATGTTTGAATGCACCTTCACTTTTAAAAGATATACCACTAAAAGGGATGTATTCAACGCATGCGTACCATACCAATGTAGGCTTAATATAATCTTCTACCAATTGTTCGTAGTATCCAGTAAATGGAGTACCTGCTTCAATATCTGATTGCAATTTATCAAATAATACTGTACCTAATAGGTTCAACATATATTTGTCTTGCGCAGTGCGAATAAAGGGTAATAATTTATCTGCATCAATAGCTCCTTGTAAAGGAGTTTGTTTGATAATATCGTTTCTGGTTATAAATAATGCGTACATTGTTATTGGTTGTTTAATTCTAAGTTATCTTCCATTTGCTCAGTATTCTCCATTTGCTCATTTACCTCATCTTCTGCTTCACTAATTGTAGTATCAGTTTCTTCAGCTTGTTTAGATAAGATAGCCAATGGAGTTAATTGTTCAAAGTATAATTCTAATTCATTACCCCATCCACCTTTTCTAAAGATATCAGCAAATGATGATATGATAGTATTTTGGAATGGTTGTATTGTCATCGTTTGCATGATACTAAATGCTGTCATCATTTCTTCGCTCTGAGAGGAGAAACCATTGTTAGCGGTACGGATACCAAAGAGTAGTGGAGATGTTACTCTATTTGCCACTAAGATTCGGTCCTGAGAGTACTCTGCAACGTACTGATACTTCTCATGTAAGTTTTCCGTTTGAATTGTATCAATTGTTGGTTTGTTAGCCGCATCATCGTTGAATGATAACATAAATCTACCAGCGTTTCTAGTACCAGTAAATTTGTTAACGATGTTTGATTCGATTACTTGTCTTTCTTCAGGTGCTGGAACTCCGTTATTTAAGTTAACCATTACCAAAGGTAAGAATCCGTTTTCGATATTGTTGATATGAAGGTTACTCAATTCAGCTTCTACAAATGAGAACTGAAGTGCTGAAATCCAATCAGGCAATCCATAGTAGTATGTACCTGGTGAATAGTTCTTACCATAGTATATCTCCATAGGTTGGTCAGAACATCCGAAGGCTGGTATTACTTTCTTATTCTTTTGTGCTCTATTATCAGTCCAATCAGTACAATAGAAATATGTTTCAACCTTTGGCTTATCATACAACTTTTCAGCTCTTACGTTTTGTACAGGTATGTGATAGATTTTCTTTACCTTAGTGTGTTCATCATTCCACCATACTTGTGCAGCAAAGTTACCATAAAGTTTTAAATCAAATGCTATCTTCTTAACATCTTCCTGGTCAATCATCTTAGCCAATGCAGCATCAAATAAATCATTCTTAGAGTACATCCCCTTACCAAAGATTAAATCAGCAATACCCTCAATACAAGCTGCGTTAGTTGTAGAGGTGTTAAATGCATCAGTTACAATTGGGAAGAAATCATCTTGGTCCATTATACCAATTGGTACCCAACTATATCTTGTTTTAGTATCTTCAGTAATGATTGGAATATCTTGCTGAGATAAGTTTAATACTGAGAAGTTTGTTTCTTTCTTCATATCTTAAAAAATAATGTATTCGTTTGTTGTCACATTTGATTTAAATTCGTTATCTAAATGTGATTTATATTGAGTTGTATCGTTAGATGCGGATGCAAACACTTTATAGGTACCATACCATACTTTGTTACTGCCACTATCTTCCATATATGCTCTATATTCACCACCATCGATAGCTCCACTAATCTCAGCTTCAAATTTAATGATTGATTCCGATGATGTGTATTCAGCTGATAACGATTGGGTAGTGTTTACCAATGTTTGCATATTTTGGTAATACATAGTGAACGTAGGTTCGGTTGTTTGTTCAATTCTGAACGTATTTGTATTACTTCCGCTTAAATAGTATGAATTCATAGTGTATATAAGTGTTCTTTATCTATTATTTAACAATGAAACATCTGAACGTAGTTATAAGACACAAAAAAAAGGGGATGAATCATCACCCCCTTTAGTTCTTACATCGTTAATATACGATGAGCCTTATAATAGTAATTAAGAAGTTACAATTGTAGGTGCAGTTATCGCTGCAAATGGGTCATCAACAGTTGAACCAGAGATAAATCCAGCAGGAAGTTGTTCTTCACCAGTCATAGTAACTGAGTAACCATATAGGTCACCAAGTCCACCACCAGTTTGAATTGTTCCAGCAGTTAAATCTGCTCCTCTATCTTGTCCCACTAACAAAGCATCTCCTGCATTCGTATGAACTACAATTTGAGGTCTACCATAAGCTAAAGTTTTTAGCTCAGTTGTCATCTCATTAGTTAATTTCTTTAAGTTAAGAGTTAACTCTTGAGTGAAGAAGGTAGTACCATTTTCTCTGCTACTATTAACAGTCTCAGTATATGCCGATGTGCCCTTTAGCTC